TTTTCTTTATTTTCTTTATTTTCTTTAGCTTGTTTTAATTTTTTCTTAAAAATACTATTAAATTTTCTTGTTTTAAATGCATTAGATAAATCAGATAAACAATTATAATTAAAAGTCCAGTAATTTGATTCCTCCATAGAATTAATAAAATTATCAAATTGCATTTTATTTTTTAAATTATATACATCGTCTTTAAAATATTTAGTTAACAAAATATTATTATAAATATGATTTAAATTACTTCCACCATTTTTATTTTCAAGATAAGACAAAATATTTTTGAATGAAATAGTAAAAATAGGTAAAACTAAATTATATTTTTCTAATTTAAAATCAAAATGATTAAAATTCTTCATTTTTTCCTCTGAAAGAATAATTATTTTATCAAAATTAACTCTATTTTTTAATAGGTCCAAATTACATTTCCAAATAACCATATTTTTATTTAATAGATTCATTGTTTTTTCGGTAATTTGTTTCATATAATATCTCCTATCAAAAGGAATATCATTCATTTTAACTAATACATAAATATTCTTAAAATATTTGTAAAAATTACTCATGGAAATTTCAATAGATTCTTCTTCGGTTGGTAATATTAATTTATTACCACCTAAAAGAGGATTATTTATATAAGGAATATCACTCATTATTAATAATAATTTTAATTAAAGCAAACAATAATCAATTTTTTCTTAATTTAATAAAATAATTTTTCAATCATAGTTGATTCATTATACTTAATATAATCATTTGTTATCATTGATTTTATACTCTGTTCAAATAATTCAATAGTTACTTCAAAAACATTATTAGTTTTTACCTTTTCAAATAAATCATCTTTATTCAAAGGTGATTTTTTAACATGATGATTAATTAATGATTTAATTACATCAATCCGATTCATAATAAATTCTTCTTTTCTTCTATTTTCCCATATTTCTTTATAATTTGAAGTATTGAAAAATATGTCAATATAATTATCAGATATAAAATCTTTATCTGTATCATTAACTTTGATTTTATCATTATCAATTATTAAAATACCACCTAACAATGAAGAAATTAAACTTTGTTTAAAATGCAAATTATAATTAACTAACAAATCATAATCAATTAATTCTTGTTTAGTTATTTCTTTTTTATTAAAAACATGTTCTAATATTAAAAATTGGACTGGTAACATCTTAATATCTTTTCCTAAATATTCAAAAGTAATTTCTCCAAAATGAGGATACCAATTTAACTTTCTCTTATTTGAATATCTTTTATCATAAAACTTTTGATAATTATACAAATAGTTAGTAAATTCAGAATTGGATTTAATCATATCACTACTAATCAATCCTTCTTGTTGATTAATATCCCAATTATTATAGGAAGTACTAATTACATTAAGCTTATTATTAAAAATTAATTCTTTGAAATTTTCATTATCTTCAATAGAATTAAACATATCGTTTATAATTTTTTTAGTTTTGAAAAGGATTTTTTCTCCAAATTTATTAACCAAAATATTTAAATATATTTTCTCTATTTCAATATTTGGTTTATTTACCATTCTTAAAATTAGTAACCTATTATATTTATCAATAAATTTATCCTTTTCTTTAATATTATTACAAAATCCAATAATATTTGCCAAAGTTTCATTATCAAAATTACTTTCTTTGTTAATAATATTTTGATGGACAGTCTCAATTAAATAATCTTGAGTAGATTCTTTAGAAAATATATTAGAAATCTTCATGTCAATAACATCCCTTGTTGTACCAGTACTATTAATAATTTTATCAAATACTTGTATACATTCTGTAAATTCTTTTAATGAATTTAAGTTTAATTCTTTAAAATCTGATATCTTTTGACCAATAATGAAAAAGAATTTAGATGTAATTAAATCTTTAATTGTTTTATTATCGAGTTTATAGATAATAATATCAAATATTTCAAAATTAGTTTTCATCAATTTATTTATTTGATTCAAATTACAATTATTAAATATATCAACCAATTTTTCAATTAGTATTTTTGTAGAAGCAGACATAATAATTTCCAAATATTTAAATGTTGGATTTATACTATAAAAATTAAAAATCTTAATACAAAAATCTGCATTTATTGAAAAATTAATAATATTTTGATAATCTTCTGGAACAGGATAGGTTTTATTAAAATTCTCTTCTACAGTAGCAGATAAAGCAGAAGATATTAGAAATAAGAACCATTGAAAAACTTTTGTTTCTTCATTTTCATAATTAATTTCATAAATCTTATTAATTAATGATGTAATAGATTTCTTTTTAGAATCATCTATTGTTCCTAATTCTGATTTTAGAAAACCTGTTAACGAATTTTCCAAAATAATTTCTTCATATAATAAAGAAGAAGCAATTTTTCTAATAGCTAAACTATCACAAATTTGATATACTTTAATAATTTTCTCTTTATAATTTTCAATTAATTTTAGTAATGTTTCTAATTCAAAATTACCCTTTTTAATATTGTTTCTCATAGATAATCTCTTTTGTTTTAAATATCTATCCAAATGGTTTGTAAAAATTTTTATATATTCTATATCTTTATTTTTTTCAAAATAAGATAAAGAATTGAAAAAATCAGGATGAATTATTTTTTCATCTGAAAATAATAGATTTTCTAAATAATTATCAATTATAGGATTTATGTCTTCTTTAGTTAAATCCCCAAAAGGATTTTCTATAATGTTAAATTTATCATGTAAGATTGACATTATATTGAATTTATTTTTAATAAATAAAGGAATGCTCAATTTTTTTATTTTTTATAGGATAAGTTTATATATTCCATCTTGAACTATTTCTTCTTTTGAATATTTCTTATATCCCATTATTCCCTCACCTTCAATCAAAATATTATAAATATCAATATTACTCTTTGAAATTCCATTTTCTAAAATATAATCTTGAATATCTATTTTAAAATTAGTTCTCGCTACTTGACATCTTTTACAAAATCTTTTACTTCTATCTATACCAAGCCAAGAAACTGAACCTGCAAAATTAATATCTTTATTTAAAACTTCAGTTTTTTTATATATATAAACTTCAATAGTCAATGATTCTTTAGGAATTGGAATATTTAATAATTCTATGAAAGCTACATCTGGTAAAAATAAAGTAGGTTCAATTATATCATAAGTAAAAGGAAATCTCTTAACATCCAAAGTATCTTTCATTAACATAAATTTTCCAGTAGAATTTTCCCACCCATAATTATAAGAATCAAAATCAATACTATATACATAATTTTCAAAAAATGGTGCTTGAGTAGAATTATATGATTCTTTCGTAATTTTATTTGGATACAAAGACTTGATAAAATGTTCTGTATTTTTATATAACCAAGTATAAAAATGTCTATCCATATTACAATGATGCAACCAAAATAATGGGTCAAATGCTGAAATTGAAATATCACTCATATTACCACCTTCTCCTCCTATTATATCATGAAGTGTATTATGTGGAGTTTCTAATGCTATATAATTATTTTCTGTTGATACTCCTGTAGAACTAAATTTTTCATAGTTTTCAGCGAAAAGAACATTGTTCAATTGTTTCTTTACAGTTTTCAGTTTACTTTTTTCTTTATAATTTTTGGGTGATAAAAAACCATTTCTTACTGTTTTTGTTTTAACTCCATCTACCCAATAATAAGCTCCTGCCAAAGGATTTTCTACTAATATCATCTTTTTATTATAAATTATAGATAAAGTCGGAGCATTTAAAAAACTAAAATCAACTGAAAAATCAGTTAGATCTAAATAAGGTAATGCAATATATGATTGATTATCTGATTTATTATACTTATTTAATAATAATTCAAATTGATAAATATATGGAGTATGCCAACCTATAAAAGTAAAAACTTTGTGTTTACAATAAACAGGTTCATCGGTTTCACTAATTACGGAAACTATATTAGGATCAGTAGGACATAAAACACAAGGGTCATTAGGTTTAAATGTATTTCCGTGTATTCCACAAATTCTACTCCAATCATCAGATTCTTCTAAGTTTTTAAGAGCCATAATAAATCTTCCAAATCTTTCAGGATTTTGTTTTTTTAAATCAATAATATTTTCTCTTTTATGTTTTAACTCAAGAGGGTTCATTAAAATAATGACATATTTTTCTTTTATATAAAAATCAATTTAGTATTTTTGCTAATATCCCCATTATATAATCAGGATTATTTTATCTTTTTTAGCATAAATGAAATAGATTTATAAAAATTAATATTAATTTAATTTTTATATATCATAAGGATTGTATCTGGGTACATCGAAATTATATAAATTAACTTCAAAGTCTCCATTTTTCTTATCTAACCACGGCAATTCTACTCTTTCTTTATCTGATAATTCTCTATTACCTTTAACTGTTAAAGGCATTTTATTTGGATATCCGTAATTGTCAGCACCTGCTACATAATATTCCCATTGAGATGAACCAGGATATTTTTCTCTACCAAATAATTGAAATATTTTTTCATCTGTTTTTCTTACAACAACTCCAACAGAATGATAATTATCAGGTAAACCTCTGGTAGGAACATTAATTATATTTTTAACATCGTTAGTAGGATATGCATATTCAGGATCTCTTCTTTCAGGAGCTCTAAAATCGTTAAATACTGCATCCTTATCTCTAGTTTCTAAAGCCATTCTTTTTTCTAAATCTGGAACAGCTAAAGGAGATTCGAAAGGAGAAGCAATTCTTATTGGATAATCTATTTGTGATTTTACAGGGTCTTCTAAAATAGTATCAACATCATTATCTAAAATAATAATATGATTAGGTTCTACTAATGATTCATTTGGTTTATTTATTACTAAAGATTTAGGTTGTGTATTAGCTACTAATTCCGGATATTGATTAAAGACTTGATTTTGCAAAGGTGTTAATTTATTAGATTTAATTCTAGTAGATTCATTTGTTAAGATTTCTAAAGCTTCTTGTTTAGTTAATTTTTGAACAGAACCTTCTTTATTTTTTAAAATTATAGTTTTATCTTTAGGAGGGTATCTACTAGCAAATAAAGGAGTATCTTCTAACATTTTTAATTTTTTAGAAATCATTGCTAAACTAAAATTATCAATTGTACCTTTATTATCTTTATTGTTAAAGTAATAATATAATGTCATTAATGACAAAATAACTAAAAGTATATAAAAATATTCTGTAGACATACATATTTTATTTTCCATTATACATAAAATTATATTTTTGAATTTGATATATATTAAATTCTTATTTTAAATTATCAAAAATATAATCATAAATAGTAAAATTTAATTTATTAATAATTAAAGATTTTTCTATTGCTTTAACAGATTCAAAATGATTATATAGTAAAAATAAATATTTATAAACATTTTCTATTTGAAAAGAAAAAGGATGTAAATATAAATTAAAAAATTTAT